ATTTTAGTTATACCTCTTTTTTTATTATGTTATTACGACCGTGAATTCCCCGCCGCCATCGAACCCGACGGCATCAGAACCGAAGCCGGCCCCGTCGTCATCTCCGTCAAAAACGAATGGATTAACCCCGCTCGCATAATTCAATATAAGCCCAACACCAGCGGCCTTAGAATCGTTTAATATTTTTTTATTATTGCTCAATAGTTTTTCCATGTTTGTATATACCTGTATTTTTGCCGGAAACAATTCTATTATTTTAGCAGTTAACGTGCTATCTTCTGCTTTTACAACTTCAACAACATCTAAAATGTCTGGGATGGACCCGCTGGAGATTCTAGATTTTATCGCAGCATATAAACTGATTCTATAATCCTCATCCGTTTCCGCTACTCCACGATTTTGTTTAACCAGCGTTCCGATCTGGTCTAAATTATATCCGGACTGCTCAGAAATTACATGCAATAAATATGCCTTAGTAATTTCTGCCTTTAATAAATCAAGCTGGACAGAAAATAAATCCCATAATTTGCCAAGGTTTGAGTCGGTCTCCCTGTTTAAAAAGGAGACTGGAAAATTTTGTAAATAATCAATTGTTGCCATTATGTTACACTCACTGTCACGTTTGCCGTGTCCGTTCTCGCCGATTCGTCAGCATCTATTGTAAGCTTTGTGCTTACTGTTGGAGTAGCCGGCGCGAACGCAATCAATATTTCCACTTCGTCAATGCCTTCGATGTCGTCCATTTTAGTCATCGGAATATATGATCTTACGTCCTCCCCAATTTCCAGCCCTGAATATTCTGTAGCGATTCCGCCAATCGTATCCACGCCGCCAATAGCCGCGACACAAGCTGTCTTAACTGCTTGCTCATTATCGCTTATCCAATCCGTGTTAGACGTAATATTTGCAATTACATTTATAAAAACATCAGTTGGCTCATCCCAATAAATTATATGCGGATCGCCATTTTCATCATCTACAGACAAAGAGTTTGATCCGTAAGTCGCAACACCTGCCGCCTTTGCTTCAAATATCGCCTCTGCTATTTCAGTATCCGTCGCGCTTCCGGCAACAATGCATTGTACTGAATGCGCTGGCAACCCGTCTCCGTCAACCGCATCCGTTGAATTTTCATTTACTTGTGCCACCGTGACATTTGTAATTGCCTGTAAGGAGTTTATCAAAGCCGGAATACTTGATCCGCCTGAAATGTCTCTATCGTCAAATCGTTGTCTCAAATTAACATCTGATTCAATTGCAAATCCGCCAGTTGATGCAAGTGCATTATTTACATCAGTCAAACCGGACACAGGATTAACAATCTCAACAATTGTGCCAGCTGGAACTATCCCAGTTGTGCCGGCGACCACTGCCCTTGAATCTACATTTATTCCTGAAGCATAAGCCGTGCCGACCTGGATAGTTTCAAATTGAATTCCCTGCGGTGTTTGTGTTTTAAATCCTACCGGAATTGTTGTTCCGTTTGTCCCTGATACGCTTACTCCGACAATTGCCTTTTTCGCTGCGTTCCGTGTTATTCCGCCTAACGCTACTGCACGGTCTAAAGATACGCTTTCGGAAGTTTGCGGGAATAAAGAAAAGTATAAATTCTCAAAGTCTTCCCATGTGTCGCTTAACGCCTGTGCCATGTTTTGCGTGAATATCCCGACCTCTCCGAACTCAGATAGATCAATATCCGCCCCCCACTTTTCTGGCTTTTTTGCCTCAGCATTAAGTTCATCCAGGATTGTATCATAATCTTTCAAGACAAATCCGGCATCTGTTATCCCATAGCTCATGTTGTCACACTCCCTGCAATCAAGCCTTCGGTTGATTCTGCAACAAAATCAACTGTCAATTCTCTTGTCGATTTATTTAATTCAATATCCATTTTTGTTATTTTAGTAATTCTAGAATCTGCAAGTATGGCATTTGTAAAAATAATTCTTGCCCGATCCTCTAGGAATGTTGATTGATTAAACAATCCCAAATAATCAATACCAGATTCTGGAGTCACGAACCATTCGCCAAACCACATTGCCAATCTATTTTTGATAATTTGAGCAAGCGCGTCTGCTCCCGTCAGGACTTCAAGCCCGTCATCGACAAAGGAAAAATCATTAGCTACCGTTTTTAAAGTTTTAATTCCCATTATGTGATTTTCACATCCTCCGACTTAAAAGTCTCAATTTGCGCTTTGTAAATATTTGCCGCTGCAGCCAAAGCTGTTATTGCCGCCGCATTTTGAGAAGGATCTCCGCCAGTTAATCCGCCGACCGATGTTAAAAAAATATTAAGCGCATCCGTAAAAGTATCCCCCAGGATTGCAGGCTCATTATTTCCGCTGGAATCCCCAATCTCAATAACATCATCCTTGCATATTATTCCGTAACCATCTTCATGTCCAATTGACAAACCATCTTCAGTTAATAAATCTGGCATGATAGCATTGTTTTTCTTAATGCCGCCTAACACACAAGCATTATGTAGTTCAAACATTTTAGAACTTGCCGATCTGATATATTCGTTAAGTGCATCCTCGATATCATGTGTTGCAAATCCGATCCAGACCAAATCGCCATTTGAATAATTTGGCTTAATAAAAAACCCGCCGCCTGTATAAAATAGAATAGGCAGATCAATCAGGATCGGTAATTCTATTTCTTCATCTAAAGCATTCTTGATTTTTAAGAGCGGTTTTACGTCAGCTCTCATTTTAGATGAATCGAATTTTTCAATTTTCCCGATCATGCCAAGTTGAACCTCTGACATTTTTAAATCAATTAAATTTTCAAGATATTCTGTAAAGCTCATACTTCGACCGCCTTAAAAATACAATAAGAATTTCTATAAGTAGCAAAATTTTTCTTGCCCTCAATTATTTTTACAATCGCGGACGGTGTATTTTTATCCTGGATTTTTATTATATCACCTATCTGGATTTTATAGAAAAATAAAGTCTTGAACTGAAAGCCCTTTGTGTTCTTTTCAATCTTGCCAAGCAAGCCAGTTTCCGGAGATATAAAAAAACCAGTCCTATCCTGCACAGCTTTTTTTGGTTCAATTTTCAATACCCCATTTTTAAAATAAAGTTGTGACTCCGTATCTTTAACTATTTTTTTCAATGTTTCACTGAATCCTTTGGCCGTAAATTTAGAATAATTTTTATCCTCACCCAGCTTGATATCACTTGTAATTCCTACCCTCGACATCATTTCAAAAATTATAGTTGACGCTCTTGTATTTTTCCACGTATCCGCAATCTGAGCATTTGCCCATTTCGATGTCTTGTCGCTAACTGACATTTCCAATATTATATCTTGCCCCTTTCTCAATACAGAATAATCCATTATTTCGCCTAACACCGCAGTCCCAAAATCTTCTATGTACCCTGCATCAACTATAATATTAGAATATAATCTTGTCTTGCCGCTTTTTGTGCTTTCTGCAAGCTTAATTGTCGCCGGCGCTGGATTATATAATTTAACTTTCGCTGTTGAAATTTTTCCAATTTTTTGTGTTTGAGAAAATTCAATTGAAAAAGGAGGATATGTAAAAACAGTCCCCGCAATATTTACGGAAGCCTTTTTATAAAATAATGCTTTATCAGGCAATGACATATAATTTTATCCTGTCTAAATTTTCTGGGGTAACTTCCATATCGTCAATTTCATTATCAGTAACTAGATCATCGATATCAAAAGGCGTTATAAAGTCATCAATATCAAGATTTTTGACAATTGCATGAATTAAATTTGCTCCGTATGTTAGTCGCGTTGTATATAAGATATTATCATCAGTGTCCCTTATCTCACAATAAATTCTATCGTGAGATTCGTTTTTTCTGAACCTGAAAACATATTGTTTGTCGAATGTAAATATTTTCTCAACCGGCAATTCCGATTCGTCTAATGGTAGAAATTCTAGTGTTATGCTCATGCTTAAAATAGTCCTCCAGTTATTTTTTTAGCCCAAGATTTTTTTTGTGTCACTTTGCCCTCTTTTGTTTTCGTCCCTTTCGATGTCGCGCCTTTTGGCGTCGTCGCGCTTTTTGATATTCCGGTTTCTGTTGTTGTCGATACTGCAACATTTAGATATTGCATCCCGACGCTAATTTCCCATCCTTCACCGCTATCAACCGATTTGTTCCGTGAGACTGACGACAAGACAAGATTTTCAATATCCGTATTGTGCCCGTAATATGTGAGCACCGGTTTTTCTTCTTTCCAGCGTTCAAGCGTATTGAATCGTTCTTGTATATTCGCGTTAAAAAATGATGTTGGATCAAGAGCCGACCAATCATCATCTGTCAAAAGCGCTGTGAAAGATATTTTTTTTGGTTTTGCATCAATATGGTCTGATATATCTCCGCCAGATTCGACCGCGTGTTCAGTAACTTTGTAATCATCGGTTTCAGCAAAAGACAGAACGGCATCAAAAACAATATCATCTGTACCGTCGCCTATAAACGCATGCGCTCGTCCCCCGAAAATTGCGCTTGATATTTTTCTCGTCAAACTCATGTTATTGCCAACCCCGATTCAGCTGGAAATATATTTTCCGATAAATCGTTTAACGCGTCAAGTATAATATCCTTTATTTCCTCTGCTCCTTCTGTTGCATTTTGAACTGTGATCTGAATTGATCCGACAATATTTTTAATCGATACCCGATTATTTGTCGAACCTGAAGGCGTTATAAATCCGGAAGCGCCTGGCGTGAATAATTCTGCCCCCTGCTCTCCGACAATATAAGATGTCCCCGCGGTGACAGATCCGCCCTTTGCTCTGCCCGTTGGCTTTTTAGCCGTGTCGTCACCGGAAACCCAATTCCAAACATGAGAGGCAAGCCCTTTTATGCTATTCCAAATTTTATCAGGAAGATTTTTAAATGTGTCAATAATATAATCAATTAGCCCCATAAAGAAATCAATCGGAATTAAAGCTTCAATTATTGTTGTTCCGATGCCGGAAAGAAAATTTAAAAATTTATAGAATAAATTTATAACATAATTATATTGATATTCAATTACGAACGAAACAAGTTTTATTATTTTCAAAAATCCTTTCCACAAATCACCGAAGAATGATTCACCGCCCTGGAATGCGGTAATTATATCATCGACAATTAAAACAATCACTGTCAACACGGCGGCTATTGCTAATCCGAGCGCAATCCAAGGAGACATAGCAATTAAAAGCCCTATGGCTGCTGCTTTAGCCGCCCACAAAGCGTAAACTAATCCAACGCCAATTGCAATTGATAAAACTGTAAAAGCAACTTTAGTAATTGCAATGCCCTGTTCAGTGTCCCCCAAAAAGTTTAATATATCTGCGCCAACTTTAATTAACGGATATAATGCATTCATAATTAATGTACCAATTGTTTCTTTAACATTTACCCACTGCGTTGAGGCTCTTATCAATTGTCCTTCGGTCGTTGCCATTATTTTATTATATTGTTTTTGAATTTTGAGTTGAGATTTTTGCAGCATATCGACAATAAAAAGCTCTCTTTTCTTTTTTGTCGCCTCGTCATATCCAAGCCCAAGTTTTTTAAAGCCTTCAATATTTTTTGCAAGAACAGGATTTTGTTCAAGGAATCTGGTCGTGCCGGTTGTAATCGATCTACCCATCTGCCGCATAACAAGATTTAAATCATCTCCGGTAACCGCACTTATTTTTTGTAAATGTTTCATACTTTTTGAAATCACATCAACCGATGTTCCCATTTTCAAAGCCATGTTCGCCGCGGTTGATAGATCGCCAACTGCTGTCATCCCGCCAGATGCTTCAATTGTTTTATTTATCGCATCAAGCAATTTTGGATATTTATCGCCGGCCAGTGCCTCTAATCTCACAGATTGTATTTCTAATTCTTTGGCAGCTTCAAAAGATTTAGACGCCAACATGCCAAAAGC